TGTTCATATAGGCGAGTACTTCAAATCCATCCATTTTTGGCATAATAATATCCAACAGAACCAATGAGATTTCAGGTCCATACTGCTCCAGTATCTTCAGAGCCTCTTCCCCGTCACAGGCCTCCAGTATCCGGTATTCTTTTCCCAGAATTTCCTTAAGTATCTCTCGGTTCATTTCAGAATCATCAACAACCAGAAGCTGGGGCAGGTTCCTTTTTTCCATCTTGTCTGTATTTTGCTTCTGCTCCCACCGGGTCACTACTATATTTTTATGTCCCTTGGCCATATACATAAGTCGGTCTGCTTTGGTGAGTGCTTCCTCCAATCTGCCATGGGTAAACATAGCTCCACCAATGCTCACTGAAAGCTTCAGACGATTAAAACCCGGAATATGCGTCGCATGGATCTTCTTCTGGATCATACGGAGCTTCTGTGAAAAGACTTCCTTCTCAATTCCGGGCAGGATCAGCAGAAATTCATCTCCTCCATAGCGCACCAGAATATCCGTACGACGGATATAATGCCGAATTACATTCACTACGGTTGTCAGTACCAGGTCTCCTCCATCATGACCATAAGTGTCATTGAACAATTTGAAATCATCCAGATCGATAACTGCAATTCCGGCATTCAAAGACATATTTTTGACTTTTTCCTCAAAATATCTGCGGTTATACGCCCCTGTCAGCACATCCTTATACAGCTTTTCGCTATATACTGTCAGCTTTTCCGTCAGTTTTTCATATCCTTCCTCATCTGTCAGCGTGTTCTCGTCCAGCTTTTTCAGCATTTCCATTACATAAGGCTCACTGTCAATCTCCAGATACCTTGCAAATACCTGATACATATCAGAATCAAGAAATTCAATTTTGGATGTCTGTTTCTTTTCCTCCAGTGCTTTAAGGGAAATGCAATTCTCACATCTTTTATCTTTATTCCAGAAAGCATAACACTGGCAAGGATTTTCTCTTCCTGCAAGCTTACTTTCCATTCCGGCAGCCTGCAGATCACTCCCTTTCAGGAGACGGACTACATCAAAAATCTCCCGAAGCACCTCCATTTTATTCTCTGCTTCCTGCATCGTCATTTGTTTCCACTCAATCATTATTCCCAGCCTCTCACGAACAACAGCTTTTTTCTGCAATATAAACTTGTATTATTATACCACTTACTCATCATGCAGTACAACAATAATATTTTTTCCTAATTTCCTAATTTCTTAATTTCATAAAGGGAGCGCCTCAAAAACAGTCCTTGAGGCGTGCTCCCAACCGGTTCTGACTCCAACTGCCTTATAAACATGCTTCAGCTTGACCTTATATAATAAAAGTGCAATCGCAGTCAACTATATTTGTAATTATGATTGACTTAAAATAATAGAAATACAATTGCAAGTCATCTATAAACAGGATTAAACTTAACCGTACATAACAAAAACGCGATTAAAGTCAATTATAATCATAATTATTCATGACTAAAAAGCCACAGACTGAGCGGATTCCAGTCTGTGACCTGATTAGATTTTTATACTTTCTTTAGAGGACTTTTAAAACATATTTTGTTTCTTTATTTTCCCGACAGGGGTGCGACCCCGCCAGACCTGTTCAGTATTAATACCAGTCCCGGCAGAGGGTTCTCCCCTAACTGCCTCTATCAGTTAACTCATGCCAGGTTTTACTATTCCAATTTGTTCTAAAACATGTTATACTCAAAAAGCTGTCGAACCTCCAGCAGAAAAGAGGTGGACTCCATGGAAGAAATTCTCACCACATTTCTTGTCTCTGTTATAGCAGGCGTAGTTAGCTACTACATATGCAAATGGCTGGACAGCAGACGATAGACAGCAACAGTCTAAACGGAATAGCTCACCGTAATCGAGCAAGAAAGCCCCCAGAGCTGGCACTCTGAGGGCTTTTGTTTTGCTTCAAGGAATCTCACCACATTCCTTAGCTACTGTTAGTATATGCGCAATGTGCCAAAAAGTCAACTCAAAAATAGTGGGTGAAAAAGCCGCAGGCTGGATGGGTGCCAGTCTGTGGCTATCTTAAGATAATCTTATTTACCCTCCGTAGTTTTACATTGCAAAATCTTCTCCAGTTCAGCTACTCTTTTAAGTGCTTCTGTTGTCTCTTTTGGGGCCTTTATTTTTTCTTTTTCAGCAAAATCCGCTCTCTGACGTTCCCTTTCTGTATTTTTGCGTTCAGCTTCCTGACCTTTTTCATACATGATCGTATCTCTCTCAAATCCCTTCATATAGATTAATGACACCGTTACTGAAAACTTATAAAAAATTATAAACTTTTATGTTCCATTCCTACTTCAACGAATATGCTTTTGATGATATAAATATCCATCTACTCACAGGTTTTTGTACTCTCCAGGGGTTTCCATATTTTCGAATATTTTTTTCGTTTTTGAATCATATTCCGCAGACAAATAAGCAAATTCGTCAGTTTTTACTTAATCGTTTAAGTTAACAGATAAAAAAGTTTACACACGAAAAAAGAAGGGAAAGCCAGACTTTTTTGTATGACTTTCTCTTCTTTTATACATTTTATTTTGCCTTAAATACAGCGACTTTCTCTTTTGACAGATCAATCTTATCCGGAAGGATGGAAGTCTTCTCAGTGGATCCTGATGTTGTGAATCCTGTTGAGTCGGAAGTATTTGACTTCATCGCATCCTGCAGAGTATTGCTTACTGTCACATTTGCAGAAAAGATATCTGTTCCTGTGGAAACTGCTGCATCACCTGTTGTTGTGCTTACCGTACTGCTGCTCTGCATTTCCTGAACCTGTTCCTGTGTCGGGTAGAAGGATGGCTGGCGGATGTAACGGAAGCTTGCACTGTATGCTTCGCCTACTGTTACTCCATTCTTACCGGAGGAGCAGTGTACTGCGATCCAGTCACCTGCGTCTGTTTTACCGCAGAGAATACCTACATGATTATCGCTTCCTGCTTCCGGTCCTTTCTGGAACACCAGATCTCCGGGCTGTGCATCTGCCTCAGTTACCACGTTTGCTTTCTCCCACTGATCGGAAGTTCCGTCGCCTACAGCTTCCTGCATTGCTTTATCCTGATATCCGTTGATCACTGCCCAGGTGACAAAACCACTGCAGTCCAGTCCGTATGCGCGGATGGTTCCGGTGCTCTTGCTTCCCTCAGCTGATACCTTCTCGCTGGTTCCCCAGCCTGGATCTTCACCGATCACTGTGGATTTGCCGCCCCAGAAGTAACCGACTTTACCAACCAGTGAATAGGCTGCGGAAATAACATTTACTCTTTCCTCGGAAACATCATCTCCTACGCTCTCGCGGACAAAACCGTTGGCAGCTGTTACTACCGCGCAGAGGAGTTTGCAGTCTGTCTCCACATATTTCTTAAGGATCGTACGATCCTTTTTTGCGATTTTATTTTTCTTAATATAGTAGTTGATTTTACGATTAGCGTATGTAACGTGAGTGATATCCTGCTTGTCCCTTACGATCGGGTTCAGCTCTGCAAAGATTTTCGCAAGGTCTTTCTTGCAGGAAGAATCCAGGGTAAATTCTGTTTTTCCGTCCTGGCTCTGCTGATATACATAGACTGCAAGGATATCCTGCCAGTTTCTTACCAGAAGACTGTCTGCAGATGTGGTGGTCTTGCTGCCGTTTACATCGCTGGCATCTGCTACTTTGTTCTTCTCTTTATATTCCTTCTCGATCTCATCCATAACAGAAGCGAAATCATCTGAGAAGGTCAAATTGTAGTTATTCTTCAGGCTGTCCAGATAGAAATCCTTACCTGCGTGGATATTGGACGCATAATATACCGGAGTTCCGGTCTGTGCAGCACTGGTATTACTCGTAAATGGATTATTCGTATTCGCATTGTTCTTCTGCGCTTCCAGCTGAGCAATAGTCGCTTCTGCCTGAACCAGCAGATTATAATTAGAAACCTGTGCCTTCTCTGTATCAGACAGGGCATTATATGCAGTGCGGATGCTCTGAACAGTGGCTTTCTTCTCCAGCGTGATGGTCTGTGCGTTCAACTCTTTGATTCTGTCGATCACATCCTGGGCTGCCTTCGTAATCTGTGAAGACGGTGTTGGTGTAGGATTCGCAGGTGTCGGAGTCGGATCTGTTGGTGTCGGAGTCGGATCTGCCGGTGCAGGTGTTGGCTCTGCCGGTGTTGGTGTCGGATCTACCGGTGCAGGTGTCGGGTCTGCCGGTGTCGGATCTACCGGCGCAGGTGTTGGCTCTGCCGGAGTCGGATCTGCCGGCGCCGGATCCTCTGATCCTGAATCAAAATCACCGGAATCGCTGAAATCAGAACCGTTTGCTGTATACGTAGCAGTATCCTCTGCTGCAAGTACGGACGCAGGACCGGATAATACCATTCCTGACATCAATGTCAGACATAAGAATCTGGTAAGATACTTGTTTTTCATATATCTAAATTGCTCCCTTCTTACTGTGAGCATGTCCTTACCCCCTGTTTATAAGGGCATACTGTCTAAATTACTTTTCACATTATTATGTTATTTCATAAGTGAATTATCCCGAAATATTAACCTGTTTTATTCTAGCATAATCATTTTTTGAAATCAACAACTCAGGGCAGGTAAATTCCAGATTTGACCAAAATTCATTTTTTTGTCACATTTTAACCGAATCAAGTAAGTCCCCCTGCAGAAGTTGCGAAAAGCAACAAGCAGTGAGGAAGATATGTTTCAGAATACAGGAAGGCTGTGCGGATATGATTTCCACACAGCCTTCCTGTATTCTTAGCGTATCTCTGTCAGGCTGCCTGAATGGCTCCTGCAAAGTTCTTATTACCAATGCAGATCTGTATCAGTCCCTGCACTACCTGAAAACACATATTCAGGATAAAGCGGATATCCTCTTCCACGCTGCGGAGCTTGTTGAGGTATTTCTCATGAGTAGCTTCGATATAATCGATCAGGGTGGAGAAATCAGCGAAGCGGATGGCCGGTTCCAGATATGCATATGCTTCTCCCTGCTGTATACATTCTTTCAGTCTGTTCTTAAGTACTTTCTCATAATGATTATGCTGGCTGAAGCTTCCTGTATATGTTTTGTTATGAGGAAAGGTAAAATAATCCGCCATATAGTGGATCACTTCGCCGAACCGCCGCCAGTAAACTCTCTGGTTACTCTCATCCGGTCTGATATCTGCCAGTTCTTTCATCCGGTTCTTGACATCTTCAAATGTTCCGTAGAACTCGTGCCTTCTGGTGATAAAGGACGGTTTGATATCCGGCAGAATGCTACCAAGACAGAAAGCCTTTCTGTGAGACTGCAGGCTTGCTGTGGTCTGCATCTGATCCGCAAGGTATCTTGCTAATAAAATATGTGATTTTTTACGCAATTTTCTTCCTCTTCTTTCTTTTGAGAACCTATCATTCTTATATATGGGAACGAATAATAATCAACTTAACCAACATAGAATACTATAGCAGATTTATACCTGTTATTCAAATAAAATTTTTGTAAACTTTTTCACATTTTCAGGTCAGACAACTGTTTCAGTAATTCCAGGTCACTGTCCTTTACTTTCAGGTTTGTCTCTATCTTCTCTCCCTCAGGAGTGGTGATCGCAATTTCAATGATGCTTCCTTCTTTAAGCCCTTTGCGTGAAACTGCCTGACAGAATGCCGGGAACTTGGGATGATTGCTCTTAAAGGTGTTCCATGCGCCTGTGATCTTCATGATATTTCCTATATTGTTTCCTATGTTCATATGATTGTTGTGTCCTTTCTTATCTCAACTGAATATTCCCGATTCTGAGAACTGATGCATATAATAACATACTTCAACGGATTTGGCTATACCAAAAGCCCCCCAGGATTAACTCCCGAGGGCTTTCATGCTGCTCATATTATTCTACATTCTCAAACATCTCTGCTAATGTCATGGAGATTTTCGGAAAATCTTTCAGTGTCACCACTGTATCTGCATTATAATGTTCTTCTTCTGGATCATCCTGCAAGATATAGCTATACTTCAAATCATATTTACCATCCTCAAGATAATAAATCTGTACTGCTCTTTCTTTCGGTGAGATGATCCAATACTCTTCTACACCTGCTGCCTGGTAAATTTCTTTCTTCACAGTCATATCTCTTAATGCTGTTGCAGGGCTAAGAGTTTCCACAATAAATCTGGGTGTACCAGTATAGGAACCACCTTTCAAATGCTTACGGTCACATATAATCATCACATCTGGTATCACATAATCATTATTCTCCTGTGCATGATATTTATAATCCAGATTCTCCATGAATGCTAAACACAGTGTTCTCTGTAAACCAGTTGATATGATTCGATAAATATTACCATCTACAAGCCCATGCTGATAATTTGGTGATGGTGATATATCATAGATTACACCATTAATCTTCTCTTCTTTTCTATATTCCTCTTCAAGTAATGGCATATTATCACCTCCAAGTGAGTTTGGTTATATGTACATTATAATATAGGTTATGTCTGTTCAGCAACCTGTTTTTGATTCTGACAAAACGAATATAGATATCCGGTTACTGTTCAGGTTTGACACCATTTTGACACCATTTTTCACAAAGATGCGTAAAAATACGGTAAGATAGTGAAATTGAACTTCTCGCAAACCCTTTAGATCTCGCTGAAATCCGGTGTTCCATACAGGTCGAACGGAGTTGACTGGTAGACATAGTAATTCAGCCAGTTTGTATACAGGTTGTTCGCATGTGCTCTCCACATAAGGAGCGGTCTGTTTTCCGGGTTGTTGTCTTTGTAATAATTCTCCGGGATTTCGATGGGCAGGTTTTTGCTGACATCACGTTTGTACTCACCGTCAAGAGTCACACGATCATATTCAGGATGTCCCATTACAAAGATCTTGCGGCCACCGTCTGCCATTGCAAGGAAAAGCCCTGCTTCATCGGATTCAGCAAGCACTGTCAGTTCTTTACAGTTATGGATATCCTCGATGGGAACTTCCGTATGTCTGGAATGAGGTGCAAGGAACATATCGTCGAATCCGCGTACCAGCGGAATCTTACGGTTCATCACTTTATGCCAGAAAAGACCGAACATCTTCTTATCAAGTTTGCGTTTTTTCAGTCCATAGTGGTGGTAGAGTCCTGCCTGCGCAGCCCAGCACAGATAAATGGTGGAGGTAACATGGGTGTTTGTCCAGTCCATGATCTCTACCAGTTCCTTCCAGTAGTCTACCTCTTCGAATTCCATCTGCTCTACAGGAGCACCTGTGATGATCATTCCATCATATTTGTTATTTTTCAGTTCCGGAAATGTCTGATAAAATTTATTCAGATGACTCACAGATGTATTCTTCGCTTCATGGCTCTGTACTGCCATAAAGGTGACATCCACCTGCAGCGGTGTGTTGGAAAGGGAACGCAGAAGCTGAAGCTCTGTCTCCTCTTTCAGAGGCATCAGGTTCAGAATGAGGATTTGAATGGGGCGGATATCCTGATGGGATGCACGTGACTCATCCATCACGAAAATATTTTCTTTTTCCAGAATCTCTTTTACTGGCAGATCGCTCTGTATTTTAATTGGCATTATCTTATCTCCTGTTCTTATTTTTTTATTGTTGTGCCATCTTCAGGAAATCTTCTTCCGAAAGGATTGGAATTCCCAGTTCTTTGGCTTTTTTATTCTTTGAAGAATTGGAAGTTGTGTCATTATTGATCAGGTAGTTCGTCTTCGATGTTACTGATCCGGTCACCTTGCCTCCCAGAGACTCAATAAATTCCTTTGCCTGTGCTCTGTTTGCAAAGTGCTCCACACTTCCTGTGATAACGAAATTCATGTTCCGGAAAATCTGCTCACCTGTCTTTTCTTCTTTCTTAACAGTCAGATGGCTCATCAGATGATCCAGTTTTCTGTTATTATCCTCGTTTGAAAAATAATCAGTCAGACTTCCGGCAATTACCGGTCCGATGGTATCAATAGAGCTGATCTCCTCTTTATCTGCATGACGGATCTTCTCCAGATCATCATCAAAATGCCTGCAGATCACTTTTGCATTGGCAAGACCGATATTGGCGATTCCAAGGCTGTAGATCACCTTCGCAAGAGTAGTCTCCTTAGCTTTATCAAGGCTGGTCATCAGGTTCTCAAAGGATTTCTCCCCGAATCCGTCCATCTCCACGATCTCATCACGATGCTTTCCAATCTCAAAAATATCTCCGAAATCATGAATAAAGCCTCTTGCAATGAATTTCTCCAGTGTTGCTTCTGACAGTCCGTCAATGTTCATGGCATCCCTGCTTGCAAAAAGTGCAAAGGATTTGATCTTCTTTGCGGCACAGTCAGGATTTGTACAGTAAAGTGCCTCCACATCATTTACCTTCTGTATCTGTGTTCCATGGCCACATGCAGGGCAAGTATCCGGAATTTCCAGTTTACTGCTGCGTGTGAGGTTTTCTGCAATCTGCGGAATGATCATATTTGCTTTATATACAGTGATCGTATCCCCGATACCAAGCTGCAATTCTTTTAGAATGCTCACATTGTGTACGCTGGCGCGGCTCACAGTGGTTCCCTCCAGCTCAACCGGTTCAAAAACAGCCACCGGATTGATCAGCCCTGTTCTTGACGGGCTCCATTCGATCTCCAGAAGATGGGTTTCTCTGATCTCATCTGCCCATTTGAATGCAAAAGCATTTCTGGGAAATTTCGCTGTTCTTCCAAGGGAATCTCCGTACGCAATATCATCATAAAGAGCAACCAGTCCGTCTGACGGAAAATCATTCTCAGTGATCGCAGTTGAAAAATATTCCATGGCTTCATCCAGCGTTGAAGCTGTGACTTTCCTGTATTCCACTACATCAAATCCCTGTTCTTTCAGCCATTCAAACTGCCGGGCTCTTGAATTATGGAAATCAACCCCGTCGGCGCTTACCAGCGTAAATGCGTAGAAACGCACATTCCTGCGGGCTGTGATCTCATTGTTTAACTGGCGGACAGAACCGCTGCATAAGTTTCTCGGATTCTTGTATTTCGCATCAACGTCTTCTATGGATTCATTGATCCGTTCAAAGTCCGAATAGGTAATGATCGCTTCCCCACGCAACACCAGTCTTCCCTGATACGGGATTTTAAGAGGAACGTTCTTAAATACTCTGGCATTATTGGTGACAACCTCTCCTGTCACACCGTTTCCACGTGTAACTGCTTTGGCAAGTCCTCCATTCTCGTAGGTAAGAACAATCGTCAGTCCGTCCAGCTTCCATGACAGAAGCGTTTTGTGTTCCCCGATAAATTCCCTCAGAACTTCTCTGTCCTTAGTCTTGTCCAGAGACAGCATGGGGGATTCGTGTTCTTCTTTTGGAAGCTGGTCAACTGCCTCGTACCCTACGCTTACGGTTGGGCTGTTTGCCAGAACAGTGCCTGTCTCTTTCTCCAGAGCCTGAAGCTCGTCGTACATCTGATCGTACTCTCTGTTGCTTATGATCTCTGTATCCTGCTGGTAATACGCCTTTGCTGCCCTGTCCAGCTTTTGCACCAGCTCTTTCATTCGCATGATCGCTGCTGTTTCCATTCTGTTCTCCTGTTCTGATCACTGTTTCACTTGTGGAAGATTCCAGTAAATGGTTCAGTTCTTCCCACTCCTGTGCTGTGATCTCTCTGTATTCGCCTTCTCTGATCCCGTCCAGAGTCAGATTCATGATCCTGATCCTTTTCAGCTTCTGTACCTCATATCCCAGATACCGGCACATTCTGCGGATCTGCCGGTTCAGTCCCTGTGTCAGAATGATCCGAAAGCTGCATTCTCCTGTCTGCACCACTCTGCATGGTCTGGTCACCGTATCAAGAACAGGGACTCCCTTGCTCATCCTTCGGACAAATTCCCTGTCCACCGGCTTATTCACTGTCACAAAATATTCTTTCTCATGATAGTTTCCGGCGCGCATGATCTTATTGACCAGATCTCCTTCATTTGTCAGAAGGAGAAGGCCCTGTGATTCTTTATCCAGTCTGCCCACAGGATAAACACGCAGAGGATAATCCAGATAATCTGTTACCGTCGTCTCATCAAACTGCTGCTTTGTACTGCACACGATCCCTCTGGGTTTGTTAAAAAGAAGCAGTACTTTTTTTTCATTTTTATGGACAGGTATATTGTCTGCACAGACCTCATCTTCCAGGCTGACTTTCTGACCGCTTTCTGCTTTTTTTCCGTTTACCGTAATCCTTCCCTCTTCGATCATCCGGTCGGCTTCCCGTCTGGAGCATATGCCTGCCTCGCTTAAATATTTGTTTATTCTGATTTTTTCGTCCATTGCTCTATTATATAATTTTTTGTACATCTTATCAACGGTGAAATTTTGATGGAATTTTTCTGGAATTTTTTTCAAAAGGGCAGGAATGGGGAATCGCCTTGTATTTTGTCAGATTTTATTGTATGATATCGAATGACAGGATATCTTTTTTGTCACTGATTTTATCAAAAAGGAGGCTTTCATGTCAGAGCATTTACCACGTACAAACCGGTGGCTGATCGCACTTTCTGTTATTCTGTGTCTGATACTTGGAGGAATTTTCACCCGTTCTTCCGCTGTGACTTCACAGGCAGATGCCATCAGCGATACCGGAGCTTTCGTGTCAGAAGATCAGGATTCTGCGGAGTTTACTTCTGAGGAAACATTGACTGATAGCAATGATAATTTTACGGATTCTTCTTCCGGGAAACTGTTTGGACGCACTTCTTCAGATTCATCTGAAGCTTCTCCGGGCGGTCCTGCATTAAGCACTGATATCTCGCCTGAGGCATCAGAGGGCAGCTGGGCTTCCAGTGGAAGTAACTGGATGTTTTTGGTAGATGATAAGCCATACACAGGATGGTTCACAGATACAGACGGGAAACAGTACTATATGGATGAGACCGGTATTATGCAGATAGGCTGGACAGATATCGGAAAGAAGCGGTATTATTTTGATATGGATGGTATTCTGCAGACAGGGACTGTGATAATAGATAAGAAAACTTATGAACTGGATACAGATGGTTCTCTGAAAGGTTATACGCCAAAGAAAAAATCTTCAAAGAAGAAATCTTCAGATAAGTCAGCTACCTCTGACAAGTCCGGTACATCTACGGCAAAGAAGTCGGTTGCCCTTACTTTTGATGATGGTCCCAGCTCTTTTACAGGCCGTCTTCTGGACTGTCTGGAAGAAAATAATGCAAAGGCAACTTTCTTTATGGTGGGTACTGAGATTGCCAGTTTTCCGGACGAAGTAAAACGCATGAAGAAACTGGGCTGTGAACTTGGAAACCACACTTATGACCATAAGGATCTGGCGACTCTTTCTTCGGATGAGATCAGTTCAGAAATTGCAAGAGTGGATGAACAGCTTGTAAATCTTACAGGTGAGGGAGCTTCGGTGGTCCGCCCGCCATATGGATCTGTTAATGATACGGTAAAATCAACTGTGGGAACCCCGATGATTCTGTGGTCCATTGACACTCTGGACTGGAAAACGCAGGATGTGGAATCTACGGTTGAGGAAGTCATGAATAATGTAAAAGATGGTTCCATTATTCTGATGCACGATATCTTCAGCACCTCTGTAGATGCAGCCGAGATTCTAATCCCGCAGCTTATCGAAGAAGGCTATCAGCTTGTAACAGTGCACGAACTGGCTTCCCTGCATCAGACAGAATTATCGACAGGAGTTACATACGGTGAATTTAATCGAATCAAGTAAGTCCCTTGCGGAAGTTGCGAAAAGTAATAAGAACAGCAAAATCTCCAGCAGAAGCTGACAAGAACAATGTCAGAAAAACGGAACGTAAAAATACAGGCAGTTACCACAAGGATAACCGCCTGTATTTTTTACGTTCCATATTCAATTTTATTCAAGTAAATCTCCTCTGATGTATCCGGTCTGACCGTCGTAGTCGATCTGAACCCATTCACCATCAGTACCTGTCTTCTGAACCTGATCACCTGCTGAGATCACGCCAAGGATATCAGCATCTGTGCTGGCTTCTGCGCGTACATTACATTCCTCCGAAGCAGTAAGCATCGTGCCATCTTCTGCCTCTGTTGACACACCTGCTTCCTCCCCAAGACCATTCAGGAATTCTTCAAGAGACGGATCAGATTGCTGTGCCTGATCCAGTTCATTCTGCACCTTCTTTATAAGAGCTGAAACATCACTGTCTGATAACTGTTTTTCCATATATGCGGAAATCTCAGAATCCTGTAAAGCTCCGTTATTGATCACCCAGTTTCCTTCGCTGTTCTTATATACATAGAACTGAGTCAGTGCAGGGGCCTTGGTCTCAACGCCCTGACAGATATACGAGAAACAGGCGTAAACCACGTAAGAATCATCTGTCATACCTTTCTTCGTGTACACATCGCCTACTTCATACCCTTCGATATAATCTTTCAAATTTGTGACTTTTGACTCATCAGACGGTGTGAAATCATCTTCCAGAGTCTTCAGCGTTGCAATATCTTTTTCCCCCAGAGCCTGATAATAGCTCGTGATCAATGCAGTAACGTCTGCATCTGCTGTTTCCATGGGATTGGCGTCTTCTTTCTTCTCGTCAGACTCCCCTTCACTTATCGGAGAAGAAGGAACATTTCCCTGGTCTTCGGATGTGGTTTTCTGTTCATCTCCGGAATTCCCCTTATTACTTCCGGAACAGGCTCGAATGCCGCAAAACAGGACAACCACAATTATCAGAATAGCTCCACCCAGCATAAAATACCGGAGATTATCTGATAACCATTCTCTAAAATCATCCAAGTTCTTGTCCTCCTTATGAGTTACCGTTTGCTCCGTTCACTGCCGCCATACGATTTCTGACAGTTCCCGATTCTGATAACTCCTGTGATACAACGCACCGGAACTGTACATACGTCCCAGGCAGCACGCCTGAAGGGAATCGAACCCCCGCACATGGTACCGGAAACCACTGCTCTATCCACTGAGCTACAGGCGCGTATCTTGAAAATCAATCTTTTTAAACCTTTGTAAATACTGAAAAGCATTGATTTTACTGGCTTTAAAGCCACTTTGCAAGAGATATTCAGTTGTAAAACTTGATACCTAGTCGTGTTAGTTTATACCCTTTTCACCCTATTAAATTTAATTCATAAGGGGGAATACTGGGTGAATTATAGTTCAAATTTATTCATAAGGGTGAACTATGATTGTAACTTGCCACTCAATATGGTATAATATATCTAGCACGTTATATATACTACCACATTTTTACTGAAAAGTAAAGTTTTTTATTTTGTATGGACAATTCGACAAAATGTTTATCGGAGGTACAAATATGACAATATCTAGGAGAGAAAAAGGAACTGGATCATGGGACACTGTTACTAAAAAAGGAATAGTCTATCAAAGGTATCGAAAAAAATATGATGGCATGAGTTCACGAAAGGAATTTACTGGTCGGACAAAGGCAGATGTAAAACGTAAAGTTCAAGAGTTTGAATCAAAAACTATGCATATCACAAATAGAGATTATTTAAAAATGACATTAGGCGATTGCATTGATAGTGTTCTTACTTCACTTGAGTCAACATTTAAAGCAAATAACTACGCCACATTACAAGCTACAAACAGATGTTATATTAAGACAAATAAAATTTCAGAGGTGCAAATGGGATTAATAGATTCTATATTGATACAAAATTATTATGTTGAGTTATCAAAAAAATATTCAGAAAGCACCGTCAAAAAGACAAGAACATTACTCAACACTGTATTTAATTATTTGATATCCGTAAATATAATGACATCAAATCCTACGAATGGTGTTAGAATGCCACATAAAACTAATTATGCTGTACAAAAGAAAGAGCATTCATTTTTGTCATTAGAGCAAGCCGATAGATTTAAAGAAGTTGCATTAATGAAAGCAGATGAAACAATTGCAGGCGTGAAAACAGGTGATTTTATTTACGGTAGAAATGCAAGATTTTGTTTGATTATATTATATACTGGGATGCGAGTAGGTGAAGCATATGCGCTTACATGGAAAGATATAGATTTTGAGCATAATACAATTAACATTAATAAAACAATGGAACGCATAAAAATAGATGACAAGTATCAATGGGTAGTTGATATCCCAAAGAAACCAGCATCTATTAGAATAATTCCTATGTCTACTGTTGCAAAAGAACAATTATTATATTTGAAATCAATTGAACCTGGGAAAAGCGCAGATAATGATGATGAAATATTTGTCACCAAAAACAACATACCACCATCTCAATCTACATTAACAAGAACTCTGAAAGCCATATTAACACGATCAGAAATAAATGCTGATGGGTTTGGACTTCACGATTTAAGACACTCATTTGGTTCAATGTTATTACAAAAAGGTTGGGAAGAAAATAAGCCCGTGGACATTAAAGTTATATCAGAAATTCTTGGTCATGATGATGTATCTACAACTTATAATATTTATTTACACATTATGAATAAGCATAAATCAGAAGCAATAAATCTATTGTTATAAACTAAAATAAGGGAGCATATCATCATGATATAGCTCCCATTTTTATTATAAATATATTGTATTTTTTATGTTGTTGGACACCCATTTTATATACTTATCTTTAGGAATACGGTATGTATTTCCTATTTTGATTTTAGGAAAACTGTTCAATTTAATAAGTGCATATGTCTTATTTCTTCCTAATTTTAGGTGATTCATGATATCCATAGGTGTTAACATTTCTTCTAAATCAGACATTCAAATCATTCCTTTTTATTCTTGTCCGTACTGCCAAATCCACCATTACGAGAAGTTTCTACCTTATCATCTTCTGTGATTCCATACTCTACAAAAATACCTTGCATAAATGCATCTCCACGTCTAACGGTAACAATTTTATTTGTTTTAGAATCATTTGTAAGTTTTGCAAAGATATGACCTTCGTTATCTGAATAGAAATAATCACTGTCGATAATACCTACGAGATTATCTAGCTGTAAACGATATTTGAATCCTAATCCGCTTCTCGGATAACATTTCAGCACCCAATCAGTATTCATTCCACATCTGATTCCAGTAGGAATTTTAATAGTTTCACCAGGCTTTAAAGTGAATGTCAGAGGACTTACAAAGTCATATCCTGCACTGCCTTTTGTTGCTCTTTTGGGTAGTGTAATTGCTTCATAAATACTCTCAATCTCACGTCTGGTTGATGTATCTAATTCAGGAATATCAAATGTATCAAGCCAATCTTTTTCAAACTGTCCGTATGTAACTTTTTCAAATTTTGCGACTCTTTTTGCCATATTAATAATCTCCTTTGTGTATGTAATTTGTTATAATTATTTTATTAATGAACTTGTATTAAGACCACGCTCAGCAAGATATTGAATAGCTTTATCACTGTCGTAGAAGTTCATAAGCATTTTTATTGAAGGTTGATATTCTTTCCAAGTTGTTGTAATTTCTATATTCAAATCTTCTTTCCATTGTTTTACATTGAAAAATAAATTATTCCAAAAGAATAACTTCAATCCTTTTCTCTTTTTAATAATTTCAAACGGAAGAATAGGATATACATTTTTAATTTTGAGAATTTCTTCTTCCGCATTATCCCAATTAACTTTAATTATATTTTCATTTGGATGACTTTCACATATCTTACGTGCGTACAAATTTATATGAAATGGCTTAATAGAATTGATACACACTTCTGTTGTTGGTATATAATATTTAAGCATAAATTTATATCTCCAATAAATATTTTATGTAGTGATCCCAATTCATTTCTAACTGCATATACACATCTATTTTTACAGATTTCTTATCAAAATCACCAATCAAAGGAGCAATTAGAATCTCCCATTCGCATTTACACCAATAATAATACATAGTTGATAATTTAACTTTTTCTCTAAATTCTTCCAGTGTGTAATCGTCTCTGCGATTTAATAATTCGACAATTTCCTGTTTGTAACTGATATGATTAAAGATATTAAATACTTTCATTTGTCTTTTATTTATATCAGGCACAAATACATTCCATTCTAAATCAACGTTATTTTTAATATTCCTCATAATATGTTTCTCCGTTTATTTGCGGATATTTCTGTTCTGCATTGTGTATTCTTTTAAGAGCAATTGAACGATTATCAAATACATTTTCATCTATCTCATTGAATCCTAGTAAATATGCACGTTTGTCTTTCTTGTCTACACCACAGAACCAATTATCCATAACAGTTCTTACTACTAAATCGCACAAATCATATGTGCCTGTTTCTGGAAATACTCGTGTATAATATACGGTATCTCCCTTATTAATAGTCTTCATTTTCTGATACTTCCTCAAAAATATCTTTCATATTACTCATGAATTTGTTATACGCTTTTACTACTTTTTTGTAGAGTTTATTATTACCTCTGTCATCTGGATTATAGAATGGTGCAAATAACGTACCGTTTGCATATCGTACATTTGTTGATACAAAGTAATCTTCTTTATCTACGGTAAGATTAAGAATAATTTCCTCTGTATACAATGGTTTGTTTAATATATACTGAGTTTGTGTTACTCTGAAATTATTTGACGTGAAATCTCTATCTTTGACTGATTGTTTTACACGATATGTTTTTGGTTCTACCATAAGATTTTCTCCTTTTGTATGGGAGTCAATTAAGACTCCCATAATACTATTTGATTTTGTTTCAATGTTTCTTGCACATTAATAACTCTCTGATTGGATGATCCTCTCCAATGTAATGACACATCTCTTAGTTCATCAATATATCTTCCATCTATAAGTACATCACATTTACTAACTAATTCTTTACGCATTTGTAGCATTTTAAGTTGTTCAGAGTTAATATCGGTTATAACTAGATGCATAATCTGTTCCCATGTATATCCTGTGTATAACCAGATATTTTTAGTGGGATATGAAACTCGAATTTCATCCACGATTTTCAGAACATTTTGTACATTTTTGGGGTGTAAAGGATCACCACCACTGAATGTAATTCCACTAATATAGTCTTTTTTTAACTCATTTAGTATTTCATTCATTGCATTTTTATCAAAGGGAATCCCACTTTGGGGACTCCACGTTTGCTGATTTTGACAATTTGTACAATGATGTTCACAACCTGCCACCCATAATACAATTCTTAACCCATCACCATTGTTTTGATCTGGATATGTTATATTATGATAATTCATATTACATACTCACCCTGTCTTTAATTTCTGCATTTTTTGCTTCATTATATCTTGTTTCCCCGTGTACTCTTGTGAATCCTAAATAACCATTCATTCGATCAATTTTAGTAATCATTTTACTTCCACACTTAGGGCATACATCCATTTCAACTTGTTGATAACCGCAATCTTCACAATAGCACATTGCAAGATTTACACCTTCATAGAAGCCTTTATCCATTGCTCTTAACACCAATGTCTTAATAGCTTCTTTATTATATCCAAGATTATATCTACAATATTGAATTTTCCCACCATTAAAATAATTCCAGAATCTTCCTTCTTTATCTTGTTTTTCAATAGGATTCATATCTTCTGACACATGACAGTGGAAACTATTGCTTACATATTCTCTATCTGATACATTTTCTACAATCCCATAAATCTTACGGAACTGTTTAATTTGCAACCCACATAAACTCTCAGCAGGAGTACCGTAAATTGCATAGAGTAAATGATCTTCTTCTTTGATTTTATTTGTATAATTATTGATATACTTCATTACTTCTAATGCAAATTCTCCATCTTCTCTGATAGATTTACCATTATATAATCTTTGGAGTTCATTCAATGCTGTAATGCCATAACTTAATGTCATTGGTGGTAATAATGATTTAATTTTATCGTCTGGTTTTAAATGACCGCCAAGTAATCCACCTTCGCAAAATGCAATAGGATTTACACTTGCTCTTAATTCACCAATGTATTCATATGTACGTTTATGGAGATTACGAATCATTTCAAGATAATAATTAAGAACTTCATAGAAATCTTTAGATTCCCTTCTTGCTTTAGCGAGAATCATCGGGAGATGAAGACTAACTACACCAAGATTGAATCTTCCTTCAAAGACAGGCTTATCATTTTCATCTACTGGATGCATTCCACCTTTTTCATACCAAGGTGAAAGAAATGCTCTACACATGTTAATCGTATGTCACCATACGCACTGACTAGCTTTTCCCTCAGAGGTGTCCTAAATCTCGTCATTGGGCGGTATCTTTGGAAACAGTGCTTATCTCTGTTTCTACTCGGCTACACTCATCACCGATAGTCGATTAACTTCTTTTAAGAAGCACAGCTTCATCTATAGTACAATCGAATTTCTTCTCCTATAGACCTATCTGTTAGCAGCTTACGCCACACCTGTTAAGCAAACAGTTAAATACCGTTTTACATGGGCTGATTTGCACTTACCCATAGGACTAACCACTCGTTTATATTTTTTGTACATTTCTGCTACATATCCATCACCTGTTAATGACAACCAATCTGGATACATTGTTTTTGCACTACATTCAATTCCTGCATTAAATACATCTGCACTAGGATATTTTTCAGAACCATCTCCATGTAAATCTTTGTCATAAAGAAATACGATTTTAGGGAATAATACAGGACGTTTAAATCCGTTTTTACCTTGACCTTCTTTATGAACATTCAATAATGTAATTGCAGCCATTTTACCAAATTTACTTGTTGCAAGTCCTATAGTCATTGTTACAAACGGATAGTCGCCTCGACTTGATCCAACGCTATTTAATTTATATTCTATCCCTTGCCATCCCTGTTCAAAGTCACGTTCCACTTTTTCAGTGGCATATTCACATGCTTTTTCACATCTAAAATCCATTACTTCTGGAATAATACCATTTACATCTTCGCAAATTTCTAAATATTCATTAAAATATTTATCATAACTTTTCTCTGCATATGGTTCTAAAATCTTGTCTACTTCTGGTACAGTAAATCCTCCGTATTGTTGTGCAGCCGTTGATAAAATAATATCTCCCATAACATCAAAAGCGGTGTCCAGATAATTTGGCTCATTATACCAAATATTTCCCATTTCAAATCCATTCTTCATAACTGAGCCAATATCAAATAAGCAACAGTTAAATGTATCGAGTCTTGCACTCCTATCATGAATATAAATATATCCATCTTTCATAGCCTGTTTTTCATCATGTGTTAAGAAAAATTTCTTATATAATTGGCTACTTAATTCATTGTAAATAAGACTTCTTTTAGTTGCTACTAATGCACTATCTGTATTGGCATTGTTTTTATCTCCAATATATCTGATAGCTTGACTTCTCTCATATACCTTATCCATCATATGAACAAAGTCTTTTTTGTAATTTCTATACTCTTTATACATTTTTGCAACAACTGGAAAATCTTCTTCAAGAACAGATTCTACAATATTATGCATATCATAAATTTCAATATTAGAATCGTCTTCATATAATTCCTCAATTTTTTGCCAAACATCATTTAGAATAATAGAATAATCATTTTCTGAAAATTCAAACATTGCCCGTCTTGCAGCTTTATCACAAGCGTTTACAATTTTTTGTTCATCAAAATCTTCTAAAGTTCCATCTTTTTTGATAATTCTAATCATTCATTATCTCCTTTACCAAATCTCTTATTAAATAGTTCCTTTTCAATCTTCTCTCTATCCTTTGTTGAAACCGCCAAACACAAGCACATATACGCAATTACAAGTAAACACGCAATGATAAAAGCTCCAACTCCGACAATAACTACATTCATAATAACCACCCTCTCACATATCTTTAATCTTAATTTTAAGTGCTTCTAATTCTTTATATTTATCAGTATCATATCGTGTATGATCTTTGACAATCATATGGGTTTGTTCATTGCAAATAAGTTCCACAAGTAGTTTCTTCTCGTTTTCTGTCATTTTCTTATCTTCCTTTACTATTTTTCTCGTATATATTTATTTTCTCTTTTTTCGTGTTATAATATCCGTAGTGGAGATATTTACATAATTTGTTAATAGTCATAATTAGAATGTTTTTCTGAAAATAGTAATATCAGATTTATACTTAGCACATTATCTTTATCTACAAGATGTAACCTATCAACCAATATCTCCACTATTTATGAACAAATTTTGATTTCACCATTGCCACCATCTTTACATTTTAGAACCAGATGTGTGCATAATGAATCTGCACAGTTTGGTTTGTGTGAAATCATATCAATTACATATTCTCTATTCTCAACTTCAACAGTAATAAAATTATCCCCAATGCGTTTTAATTCCCGTACTAGCTCTCCGCTACTAATAATCACTTCTCCAAAGTCACCTCTTTCCCAATTTCAAGCAAATATTGTCTAATTTCAGCCCAATTCTGTAATCTTTTACCTGTCCAATCTTTATTCCAGTTATATGTTCTACCAAAACAAATCATTTCTTTTGCATTTGAAGTCACAAGATTTCTTGCACTATCATCAATGAATAATCCGTCACTCATATCTATATGCGACTTATCAGAATGTTCTTTAAGATTTACACCGATAAATTTTACATTTGGAAATCTTTTCTTAATCCACTCTTCCTTTTGTATCAAGTTAGGTGAATATCCATGTGACACAATTTTAATAGAATAATATTCAGATAACTCATTGATTGCACATTCAGCCCAAGGCATGAAATGTAATCTCTCAAAGAATCTTGGCTGATTAAAATACAAATCAATATATCCAGGTGGAGCACAATTACATTCTTCAAATCCCCAAGTATTAACAGTCCACCAATTTACATAATAGAATTTCTTGTAGTATTGAAAATCTTCATTATATAAATCAACAATCGCATCTATGGTAGCAACTAACGTTCCATCAAAATCAACATATAATGTTTTAATATCATTTCTCATCTGTGATACCTCGTTTTGCTCTGTCCTTATTGATTACACGTACCATTTTCGCAACAGATTCTTCCAGACTTCTATCATTTAGAATGAAATAATCCACCAGATGAGATTTCTCAAAGTTGGAAAATTCTTCACTTTCTTTGATGTAGTTGGCTTGCCAAGCATCATAATCTCCACGTTTTCTTGCTCTTTGACGCAAATCATTATATGGAACATTCACCATAATGGTTACTAATTCAATATCCATATCTTTTGTTTTAAGTTTTAATTCGTAATATCCTGTGGGATTGATAATGTAGAAGTCATTATCTAAGAGTTGCTGTTTTGTTGCGAAGTTGCAATATCCTACTCTATCAGTATAGGCGATCATATCATTACGATATTTCTCTATTTCATCTGGTGAAATTAATATATGGTCTGAATTTTCTTTTGTTTCACCTTGTCGTAGATATTGCCTAGTTGAATATGAACGTAAGATGTTCATATTCAATTGCTTTGCTGCTTCTTTTGTAACAGTTGATTTACCTGATCCTGTTCTTCCTAATACACAATATACTGTATGTATAATAATCACTCTCCTTATTCAGAATCTTTTAATAATTCTTCCAAACTATCAATTTGAAGCTCTGTTTGTTTATCATCAGACAACAATGCCGTAAGTTGTTTTTCTAACATATCTAATTTCTTTTTCTCATCCTTGTATCTCTGTACTTCAAGATTTGCTTTTACATCAGCAATCCAGTCATCAAGTGAGCTACCCGAAATCATTAATGTAGAAGTGTCAATTTCTAAATCTTTTGCAGATATTAAAAGTGCATTAAGTTTAATTAACAACATTTCGCTTGAATCAATATGCAAATTGTAAGTAACCTTATCCAATACTAATAAACAATTAGTAATTGGATTGAATCTTGTTGGCTTTGATGCAAGCTCCTGTCTTTTTTCTTCAATAGTTTTCTTTAACTGCATAATTCTTTCATCATTTTTCTGTACCATAATAAAATCTCCTTTCCAGATAACCATTTTTTAAATAATGTTCTCCATAAATAGGATGAATATACTGATAACATTCTTCTAAATTATCAAAATATTTTTTAACCTCTCGTTCTCTTGTTTTTGTTTCCATTTCACTAGAGAACCATTTCTTTTCCTCATAGGTTTTAATAATGGTATCCATGATATACCATTTACCACTCTCTTTTTCATAATATACTTTTCTATTACCAAGAAGCTTATCTTTTTCTTTGCCAACTACAAAATCATCACCGTACCAATTATGTTTAAGACACTTTTCAATGGTTTTTTGTGCCATAGCAACAAATATATCGTATGGTAAATCAATAAGCTTATCTGCTTCAAAATCTTCTTGACAATATTCAGCATTGCTATATAACAGATTAACCATATCTGGATAATCTGGTCTTTTTTCAAGAACCATATGGGTGAACTTTCTTGTAATTGTTTTCATATGTGTTACTCTATTTTCTCTGTGCCAACTATATTCAGCACTAGGATTTCCAAGAAGAATAAAGAAAAATTCATTCTTTTCTTCTTGAATACTTCTATAGTAAGTAAGGTGTTGATTATAATAACTACTTCGACATTTACTGATTAACCATGTATCATCAAGCGGATATTCATATCCTTCTTTTCTGTTGTTACTATAATAGTAACCATGACTTTCATGGTAATAATAATTTGACTGATCTTTCCAAGGCTTTGATTTTCCCATATATACATATTGATTACCATTCAGATCCTCATATGTAGCACCAATGATTAAATCTCTTGCTTTAATAAATGTATTATTATGAATGACTTTATTCTTTTCCTGAATTTCTTTATAGTCCGAGGATTCTACAGGTACAAGAACTAATTCTTTACCATCCCAACCATAAACAAATTCACCTTCAAGTCCTTTACCTTTGATACAGTTACAATTTTCTAAAATCCACAACAGATTTGGAATTGTAATTTCAAACTCAAATCCTCTAGGGTCATATACTCTGGTATATGTCTGTCTGGGATTCCAACCATATCTATCTCCACCAACCTTCTTATTTAATACAAATCCTTCCATTGGCTCATTATCGTAGATTTCGTTTGGAATACCTTCATCTCTCCAACTTTGCCATGAGGTTTCTTTTCGTAATTTACCTTTTTCATCAAAGTAAATTACATATGCCAACTTTCCTGTATAGGTATCTTTGCGTTCCTGAAATCCTACATTAATTTTAGTTGGTATAAAAATATTTGTGTTCATTATATTTTCTCCGTTCTTATAAAACTAAATACCAAGCTCAAGTTTTAAATTAGGGGTAATTGGATTATAATTTTCAAGGGAAAAATCTTCGATTGAAAAATCATAGAAATTATTAGACTTAGGATTAAAATTCATTTTGACTGGTTCAAATTCATAATCATAATGTCCATTAGATGTAGAAATTTTTAGCTTATGTTCATTTGACCTATTAATAAGTTCATTCGCAGCATCAAAGTGACGATCATAAATCTGTTCATTTGCTACGAAGTGTGTGAACTTACCTGGTTTATATCCTGTTGCTTTTGCAATCATCATCTGTAAACAAGCATACTGTACTTCATTAACTCCACCTGCACCACTAGCTGTAATCATATCTCCACTTCTTTGAATAAGACACATATCAAGATATTCATCTCTTACATTCCAGATAGTTAGAAATGCACATTCTACTAATGCTTTTTTGTCAATATTAGCCCAATTCCAAAAATCAATCATATGTCTTCTTCCATACGGATTTGTTTTAATATCTTTAATCAGTTCATTTATTTGATTTCGGGATAACTCATAACGATACAAATAACTATCATTATTTTCTAAAAATTCTATTTTAACGTTATCTAAAATAGTTTTTTTATTGTTAATGACATTTCTTATTGTTCTTTCAGATACATTGTATATTTCACATATATGAGTAATAGCAAGTTCGTAAAAAGCAACATTATTATTTAAATCCGAAATACGATAGCATCCATTGATTCTCGCATAAATACTATTTTCTTTACGTTTTAAAAATACACATGTATCTTTGCTATAACAATTACTACCATAATAATCTTTGTCTAAATCCCATCCTTTAAACCCGTCTTCTCTTGCTAAGAAAAATTGTGGAATATAGATTACGTCATTTAGAAAATTAGCAAAATTATGCCAATCGTGATGAACGAATACATTTTGATATGTTGGTGTTTTTTTTGTTATATTTCCACATCTATCAAACATTGCTCCCCATTTTCTTAGTAGGATTTTTATTTCATCATCTGTTAAAATATTACTTTTGTATTCTCCTACAAATCCTATTCCTCGTCTTTCTCTACAATATGGATCGTTGATATTTGTTAAAGTATCAATTCTTGCAGATGTTATATATTTTGTTTTGGTAAATTGAATATCTACATATTTATGTTCATTCTTATGTTGAGTTTTATATGGATGAGAAATAATTTTAAATTCATTGTTATTTTTCGTATAATATAATTTCCCATCAATAGAATCAAAATTATTATTTTTACATATTGTATCTTCATTATGAATTTCACCAAGTTTTTCATTTAATATTTTTCTTTTTACTTTAACAACACTTTTTTTCATCTCATTTGGTCTATGAGATTCAAGATTATAAGGATATGATCTTCCAATAGTACCATCTTCTAATTCCCAATCTTTCCACCATCCACATCCTAGTCGTTCAAATTCTGAAATTTTGTTTGATTGATTTTGATATATTGCAAATGCTTCTCTAATAGCTGTTTTCCATGCAATAGGACGTAATGTGCAGATAGGAAATTCTGTTTGAAGATTGTATGTTCTCACAATATGGTTTACAAAATATGTATGAGCTGGTGTACCATCTTCATATTTTGGACGAGGATTTTCGTCTTTTGTTCCATTTGCAAAAATGTTACGAATATCATTTACTAATAATAAATCTGCTCTTGTCATGTATTACCCCTCCACAATCCATAATCTAATATCTTCTTTAAATTGATTACATAATTTTTCATCATCTGATAAGAAATTTACAACACATTCTTTATTAAGACTTGTGCTTAGAATCCCCATAATAGATTTGGCATCAATCGTGTACCTAGAATATACATAGTCGATATCCACATCTTTATATTCTCCACATTTTGCTACAAATAATCCTGCATCATTGATTGTGTTTAATTTGACTTTGCACTTCATTTTATAAAATCCTTTCCTATTATAATGTTATTAATTATAAGATGGCTCAGTTTTATCTGTTCTGACAATTTCAAAAATTGGGAACTGCACCGAAATACCACCATTTTTATTTTGTGTTTCTCCTTTATATTTGATCTGCACAATCTTTCCGACAATCTCATCTGGATTATTCCAGAAAAAATTACGTTGAGAATCAGTAAATCCAGAACCCACGCCTAATTCATATCCTTTATAATCACATTTGATAAGTCCTAATGTCCCTTTGTATTTACCATCACCTTCAACTACACCTGTACATAAAATATCAGCGTGTTTAAATGATTTGACTTTTAAGATACCGTTATTTCGTTTATTCTTCCATACTGTATTTTTGTTGAGCATAAGCCCTTCCCAACCTTTTTCATTCGCTTCATTTAACAATGGTTCAATCACTGAAATATCAGTACCTTCATATACAAATGGAACAACTTTAAGACTGTCTAATTCTTTTTCTAAAATTGTTTCAGATAAAGGAATTAAATATTTCTGTTTTCTATCCTTGTATTTATATTTACTTTCTCCTTTTTCAAATTCTTCTACTGGAATCATTTCATAGATTACGAACTGAATACAAGATTTATCAGAATCGTCAGAATTGATAATGCCTGTTCCTAATTGAAAATTATCATTATCACAAAGATTGTCAATGTTTTTACGAATCAATTCACCATTGAAAAAGAAATTATCATAATCTGGAATCTTTTGAATATCTTCAATAATATGATCTAATCCAGAAAATGCTTTGCCTTGTCTACTAATTAATTTCCCTTTGTAATATCCTGCATTATTGCCATTGAGTTTTTGGGATAATGCAAACCATTCATTTTTCTTAGGCATATTTGCATCAGACATTGGGAAAGCTTGTTGAACATCCCATGATGGAATTAATCTTGGAATTACGCTATTTACTACTTTCTTATCACACCCTAGCCGAAATTTCTTTGTGATAATTTGTTTTGCAAACTCTTGAATTTCTTCTGGTTGATTCTTACACCAAGCTTTGCACATGATAACATCGTCATCTCTGCCAGAATTGTTTTTTGTAATATAATCTAGTAATTTATCAAACTCATCAACATCAGATTCCCATGTTGAACTAACTTCAATCTTATCCCATTTTTTTGTACTGATACCTGTTGTAATATTTGAGTCTAATAAAAACACCAAAAACTTTTTAAATAGTTCATCATTTTTATTCTTATAAATAATTAGCTTTTTGTCATTCAAACTTCTTGTATCTTGTAGTTGCTTAAAAATATTAATTACGTTTTCTACTCCCATGCGTTATAACTCCTTATTCCAATATCAACAATTCGTGTAAATGGGTTCTCATCTTTTTTGCATTTGATAACGCCTATAAATACAACATCATTACTTGTATCATATTTCTTTTTATACTCCATGAGATAATCCCATGCCTTTTGCATAGTTGAAAATTTATCTCCCATCCATCCGCTATTATCACCATATTTCACACAAGGAACATATTTATAATTCTTCTTACTCATTTATTCTCCTTATAATATGGACTTTTCTTTGCATATTCTTCCAGATACTTTAACATCTCTGATTCTTCTGAGAAGTATGGATCTCGTTTACGTTCAAAGGAAATATAAATTAAAAAATTCACCATTAACTGTCCAAATCTCCAATCTGGATAATATCGCATCCATACTCTTTCTAATTCTTTTATAAATTCTGGTATTCTATTCTTATCTCTCATATTGATCTCCATGAAACAGTTCTTTCATTTTATTTCCATATTCCTGATTTTAATTTTTCTTGCGCTTCATCTTTATCCAAAATATAGATATCTCTTTCACAAGCGTTACATACACCATAAACATCTTTTCCATCATATTCATAATGATAAACATTTGATCCACAACCACATGGATTCTTCTCATGTGGAACATAGTAACTATGAATGGTTTTAGGTGCATCTTTATAATATTGTTTGGTTCTCATATGATATCCTCCATATCGTAATTCTCTCTTATGTAATCACATAAATCATTCATAACTGAAATAATATGTTCATCATCTTTTAATACAGGATGAATATTACACATACATGAGCCATTTGCCCCATATTTTTTGAATTTCTGCATATTAAATGTGATCCATAGGAGAGGTGTTTTTGTAAGATTCTTTGTTAGTAGTCGTGTTATGATTTTCATTTAGTCACCTACTTTAATATTTTTGAATCTAAACAATTCTTACATAATTCATAAATTATCCTGCCCATATATTCTCTTTTAATAAAATAAATGTGCATTTTATTACGATTTTGCCATGTCAATAAGGTTCTTAAAAAAGATGTTGGATTTAGTTTTGATTTATAATTTTCTGTAAAAATGTCTTCTATATTATCATTCTCTATCAGAAGATAATTTTTCTCTACATTAATCATGCGATTAAACTCTTTGAAGATCCTATCATCATCTTTCGATGCGTTTGCGATATTTCCAGCTAACTCACTTACAGAATTTTTTCTTTCAATACATAATTCATCACTAAAATATGTGTCAATTGAGAAGCCCAATTCAGGGCAACTCTCAATCATTAATCCATAATCACCTGTTTTCAATGCTTTTGATTTCCACCGAATTTTATTTCGGTCAAACCATTCTATAACACTTTTATTATTTTGTTCCCTAGAATCAACTAAAATGATCATATGTGATAATAATTCTTTATATTTTTTATCTGTATAATATTGTTTCATTTAAACTCCTAACAAATTTGGTATTCAGTAACCCACCATTCTTGTTCATCTATCTTTTGCCATTGTCCATCAATCTTTTTCTTTTTTGGTTCTTTATGCTGATTTGTAACTTTTACAATATCCCCACGTTTAATAGGATTTTGTTTGAAAATTTTCTTACTAATTTTTACTGGAATTGTATTTCCATTAGCAAGAGCATAAAGTTTTATCTTTGGAGAATAATCAACATTTAAGTCTTCTACAAAACAATAACCAGCATATTTTTTATCGACTATATCCATATAACCCAAAACTTCGTATCTTGATAATAACTTCTCTTTTAAAGAAACTTTTCCGTCAAAATTCCTAGCTAATTCATCTATAATAGCTTTTGAATCAATTTTCATAAAAGTCTTCACTGTTTCTGAGCCACAATGTTTTCTAAGAACATCAAAATCAATTCCAAATTCAAATGCTTTATCTTTTTTAAATTGTGATAGATATTTCTTATTCTTATAAAATTTCATGAAAACATCAAAATAGTTTAGAAGATATTTAATATCACCATAGTCAGAAAAATAATCAATATTAATAAGATCTTTTATTCTGCTATCGGCAATACCATTTGTTTTAAGACATACAAATAAATCAGATAAGTTAGAATAACTGCCTTTACCTAGCTCATATAATGTATTTGCAATTGCTGTTGAAAAATTTTTAATAGATGATAGAGATGGATTTATACATCCATTATTCTTATCAATGGAGAATTTACGGTTGTCTAATCCAAATTTATATGATCCAACTCGTATTTTTGCATATTCAAACATTTCTTTTTTATATGCGGAAACTTTATCCTTATCACCTTTATCCGAATAATGTTGCATCATTACAGCATAAAATTCATATGGGTAATGAGCTTTACAATATGCTCCATATACAGAGTCGAAACCGTAGCTCAAAGCATGAGATGCATTGAAGGAATATTTTGATGCGGCTTCTATGATCTCCCAAGTTTTTTCAAAACCATTTTCACTACCAACATTTTTAACCCATCCTTTAAGTAACTTAGCCTTTAATTCTGCTAATTCTTTTTCCTTAAATTTCTTTTTACTTATTTTCTTGATAATAGCATATGTCTCTGTTTGTTCAATTCCAAGCCATCCAAGATAGGTCATAATAGATTCCTGGTACATCATATAGTGAAAAGAATCTTTTAAAAGGTTATCTAACTCTGTAACTCCTGTTGTATATGGTAGTCTATTTAAAAAATTATTAAGCTGTGTTTTAAATCCTGGTCTTAAAGCAGCAACTAAAGATGTTAATTCCATCATATTTTGTGGTTTATATTTTTTGCAACATTGCACACCAAATGAAGATTCACACTGATTAATTCCAAGAGTATAACCACTAGAATATACGTCCCATGTTTTTTCATCGTTCTCTATAAGTTTTGTCATTTCTGGAACTGTAGGAGTTTTAATCCCAGCTTCTTTGAAAATATTATTGATTGTAAGCCAAATATCTACTTTTAGTAAATCATTCTTAACAAACTTATAGTTTTCTGCAACCATTCCATCAATAACAGTGGTTATTACTTCTTTTTTTGTCGCTTCGGATTTACACCTAATTAAACCCACTTCTCGCTTAATATCTCCATCATAAATCAAATAGCCACATGGGGCTTGAGATTTTGAATTGATAATTCCTCTATATTTTTTGCTTTCATCTATATAACTTTTATATTTTTTATCTACAAAGGTATACAAGTCAATAGAATCTTTCATATCATCTTCTGCATTCTTTAAAGCTTTTTCATATTCTTTAATCTGACTTGTAATTTCATTAGAAATTTCAAAATCTAATCCTTGAGATTTTGCATATAACTTGAATGCTGATGATACCTGTAACGGCTTATATGATATCATTGGATATGCATGACCTTCACCCATTACCTTAATTTGTGCATCCGCAAAAATCTCAGGAGTACCTAAATTCAAGTCTAAATCCGGTAAACTTTTTGTTTTTAAAATTCTCGTTTTTGAAATAAATCTATCTGGATATAACTTTACAGGTGAAATAAATCTATCAATGTTACTGAAACCTAATAATGAATTAACATAATAAGATACTCCACTTCCTCTTCCTGTTTTTGTAATTATTCCCCCATTCTCAACGCCAGTTTTAACAAGCTCATAATCTATGAGGAAATAATCAGCCATTTTTGTATCAATAATTGCATTTAATTCATACTCAATTCCATCTTTATATTCTTTAAATCTCTCTGGTGATACAGTATTTTTAATTTCATTCCATTTTGAATACACCAAATTATGTAATGTTGTATCTCTCCATTCTTGTGATTTATCTCCTACCCATTCACCATTAAAAAGATAATTTTTAGGAAGCTTTATGTTTTTATTTAAAACAATATCGTCAAAATCTAAAAGAATATCTGTATTTTTAATACATTCATCAATTTGTTCATTGGTTAAAATACCTTGTTTTTTTAATCTTCTACGAGCTTCTTGCTCATCAGGATAATCCATATACCATCCTTGTTCATCTTCATCATATGTGATACCTCTTGCTTCTAAATAATTATCCCTTTCCTTATATTGATCTGGATATATATAATGACTATCACAACCAAGGATTAATTTGATTCCAAATTCATCATGCAAATCAATTATTCTTTTATTTATTTTCTTTTGAATATCAGTATTATGATACTGAATCTCCAAAAAGAAATTATCTTTAAAATGTCTATATAATTTTTCTGTAATCTCATCAATATCGTTGTAAGCCCAATATTTCAAACAAGCAGTTGTTACCATGATATTTTCAGGTTTTACATTTAATAAAAGATTGATGTCAATTCTTGGTTGTCCATAAAACCCATCTATACTTGCAACAGAAAGAATTTCATTAATATCTCTACGTCCCTCTTCATTTTTAGCTAATAAAATTATATGGCAATTAGTTCTGTCTTTGACAAATTCATTCGGAATTTCTTTGCCTGTTTTTTTATCTATTTTGGGATATTCCGCTAATCTGTCTTTTACCCAATATGCTTCTGCTCCAAACACAAATTTAAGTTTCTTCTTTTCAAACTGTTCTTGTGTTAATAATCCAGATTCTACATCTTTTAAAAGCTTATCATTATGCTTTTGAACCAATTCGTATGGGACGTAATAATTTCCTTGATAGCCATGTTCTACGCTTGATATTACATTTTGCCCTAATTCTACTGCTCTTTGTATATATTCCTCATATGATGCAGCACAATCAGTAACTAAAACATTACTATAAGATGTGTGTTTATGATAATTTTGCATAGTATCTCCTACTCATATGTGTCCGTTTCTGGGTTATATTGTCTATTATCTTCTTGTTGTTTTTTACCAGTAGGTTTTGGCTTATATTCGCAAGCATGATTACGTTGACCGCACAAATAATGGCAATAATAATAATCTGGATTTGGATTCCATTCGCTTTCTTTTTCAATGAGACTAAGCGTATCTTTCGCCCATTGAATAGCTTCGTCATATTCTTCCTTAACCCAAGGAATCTCTATCCATTTTTGATCTTTGAACATATTCCATTTCAGTTTTGATACTGAACCATATTTTTTTATCACTGGGATTGAATATAAATAGAGTTGTCGTTTAAATTCTAAAAAATGTTGTTGATCAGATTTGCTAATTTTACCGTTTTTTAAAATTTTTAAACTTGCCGATTTATGATCTATAATAATAATCTCATTCGTTTTTTTATCTTTAACAAGTAAATCTATATATCCTATAAAATCCTTGCCATTAATAGTAAATTCAACTTTTTCTTCGACACCAAGAATCTCATAATTCTCCAAATCTAAATCAATATTATCGAAATAATCAATACCTTTATCATAATAAGACTGCCTAATGTCTACGAATTTATTTGGTGGAGCATTATGAGGAACGTCTTGATTAAAATGTTCCTCATAATATTCATTTAATTCAAATAATGAAAGTTCCCCTTTCTCATACTTTTCAAGGATTTTATGAACAAGTGAACCATATTCACCAAAAAATCCATTTTCAGATTTATTACATTCGAGATAATGTAATTTCCATTCATACGGGCAATTATAATATGAGTTTAATCTTGAAAATGACCATTGCATTGTTCCAAGCAAAAAATCCAGTTCTTCATCCATCATAATAATAAGTCTCCTTAATGGTCTGGAAATGTATTATCTACAGACCTATCTATATATGGTAATTTATCTGTGTATATGTCACTATCCCAAGCAAATTGAGCATCATATTCTTCATAGTCCGTATAAAATCTTCGAGAAGTTAAGTCATACCATAAACCCATTTGGAAATCTGCTTTTCCTAATAATCTATCTTTGATCACCGTAAGCACTACATCAAAGTTATGCCATTTTGATTTTGCATCAGCTTTTTCTTTTTTGGAAACTCGTCTTAGACCTATTGATCTCATAGCAAGATTAATAATATTAGAAGTTCCAGATATGTCGTACATTTCAATGTCAGAATTTGTATCTTGTGTTTTTCTTGGATGAGCAATCAAAACTACTGCTACATTAAATTTTGCAGCAAACTTAATCAAAGAATTAATCAAATTTGTTTGAGCCGTATTTTTATCACTCTCTGCACAATTCAGGTCAATCATCATAAGGTTATCAAGCACAATTAATTTACATCCAAACTTTCTTACACATTCTTCTGCGGATTTTAAAACTGAATCAACATCATTAGGTTCATCATCTCTATAGATAAACAATTTTTTGTTGTAATACGTTTGCATCTTTTTTTGAATAGATTGAGGTACTATGTAATATTTTCGATTGTCTCTACTTGTTTTTTCAACCATATTTCTTCTACCTGCTATAATTGTATTGAACCAATTAGCAGACATTCTTTCAGGCATTTCTTTTGAAAACAAAAATACAGGGTTACCATCATCTATTGTTCTTGCAATTGTCTGATCTATAATTGAAGTTTTTCCACTACCAGGTCTTCCAGATAGAACAGTTAATGTTCCATAGAAAATTTTCAATAATTCTTCATCCAATGGTTTGATTCCTGTTTTAACTCCATCCATTTGAGAAATATCAAGTTCCTCAATTTCAGAATAATCAACAACACTTTTTACTGGAACATCTTTTGCATCTGAAATGAGATTCATCACAAAATTTTTCCCACCTATTTGTAAGCAATCATTAATATCTTTTATTGGAACTTTTTTACCATTCTCTTTTTCAAAATATTCTGGTGCTGTTATATATTTTGTTCTCCATGTTCCTAAGCGGTAAATACACTCTTTCCTCATTTTAATACCTGCTTCATCATTGTCAGACCAGATAATAATTGAATCAAAATTGTTTAACCAATCCCAATTTTCTTCAATCCAATGAAGATTTCCTGCACCAAGAGGAACACTTACAGTGTTAATATATCCTGCCTCAATAGCACTTGCACAATCCGTTTCCCCTTCTGTAATCAATAATGGTTTTGATGTATTGACTCTATTCATGTTGAATAATAAAGCTGATGTATCAGAGTCTTTTTGGCACCATGTTTTCGGTTGCCCTGAATGTTTTTCTATTGTTCTTGCAGGTCTATATTTGACCATTGTTAGAACATCATTTGTGTCATAGAAATTAAATACTCCATTTCCATGTAAGTCTTCTCTGATGTCAAGATAATCAATTACATTTTTTGAAATTCCTCGTTTGCCCCAATATTCAAGGACATTTGTTTTACCATTTAACGGTTCTTCGTGTGGATATCTATAGTTTCTTCTAGTTTTTACATCTTTTTCTCCAAAGCTATATTCAACATTTGCTTTATCAAATAAATATTTTGCCGCTTCTAAAAATGTATTTCCTTTTTCCATTAAAACATCAATGATATCAACTGTTTTATTACACCCGAAACAATGGAAAGTATAATTCTTTTTATTGTAAATAAAGCTTGCAGTATCTTCATTATGATATGGACAACATGCCTTTAAATTTTTTTCATCAAAATTATCCAGTTTAAGCAATTCTGCTATTAAAAAAGCGTTTTTGTCACCTAGCTTTTCTTTCGCTTTTTCAATGTCTTTTTTATCAATTAGCATCTACTCACCACCTATACTTTAAATTCTTGCTCATAAAATAACTTTCTGATGCCATACAAAACTTGCACTGGCTTTTGAGAATAATACAATTTTGACGACTCAATATTTTTCCTAATGTATTCTATAGGGACTCTATTTTTAAAAACCATTGTGTTTATTGCTCTATAAGCAATAGGATATTTTGTCTTATCTTCTATATAGCTCATGTATGTATTGACACAATCAGTAATCTCTTGTTTCATACCTGCACAATCCCAATGATAATGTTTCCTATTAATAACCACGGATTCAGAGTCTTTAATTCTGTCCCCGTGGTGTAAACAATATTTATATGCGCAGATATATTCTTTTTCTTTTTTACCTGCCATATCTACCTCTTTTAGTTAAATGGAAGTTCTTCCTCAATACCATCTGGAATACTCATGAATTTATCACTTCCAGGAGCAGGTGTTTTATTAACATTACTTGTAGAGTTTTCAGAAGAATTTTTGCTTTCTGCAAATTCTACATGTTCTACAATGACATCAGTTGTATAAACTTTAATTCCATCTTTGTTTGTATAACTTCCAGTTTGAATACGTCCTTCTACAACAAACTTCGTACCCTGATGTCCATATTTTTCAATAAATTCTGCGGTTTTCCCAAAAGCCACACAGCTAATGAAATCGGCAGTCTGTTCATCACCTTGTCTTTTGAATCTTCGATCTACAGCCAGAGTAAATCTCGCAACTGCGGATGAATTTTCTCCCTGTGTATATCTTACTTCTGCATCTCTTGTCATTCTTCCCATTAACATTACTTTATTCATTATATTTTCCTCCTATAATTACGCCTGTACTGGTTTGATTTCTTTTACTTTTGCTAAACATTCTTTTGCTGCTTCTAAATCTTTAATTGCATTTGGGTTGCCACTTGGAACATATTCTTTCAGAGCATTCATTAATTCTGCATTTTTTGTGCCACCAAGTTTCGTGCAAAAAGAGATAATTTCTTTTTTGATGGAAATAATATCATCTTCTACATTTTGAGCTGTAGATGCTGTAAATTTAGGTCTTGTTGGTTCAATATCCGATGTATTAGCCCACTTGATAATTTTCTGTCCATGAGATTCTGTAAGTAATGTTGCATTATCATTCTCAAAAATATGAGTATTATCTTTCTGAGGTTCAGCCATATGAGTTTTCTGATCTACTGTAAACGTACAAGTAAATTCGTATTCAAACCCATCTCTCTGTTTCGCTCCTACCCCAAGTTTTTTAACACTTGTTTTACCTCTATCATCTTTTTCAATTTCGTACTGATCTTTTCCTCGCATAGTTGCGATTAAATGAATTGGACTTGTGGCAAGTTTATTGATAAATGCATCGTGTCTTGGAGTTACTTTCGCCCATGCTTGATATGTCCCACCAGCTTTTTGCTGTAATTCAAGACAACCGCCTTTACCATCCCATTCAGGTGATGTGCTGTCCATAATTAAGATGTCATATTTTTCTTCGACTGCAAAATCAATTACATCAGAAAACTGTTCTGGATTAAAAGGTTCTACAAGATCAACAATGTCATAATCAAATTCATTTGCATAGTATCTACCTCTTGCGCCCTCTGTATTAGCAAGTAAAATTCTACAAGGTTTTCCAGTGATTTTTTCGAGTTCTTCACGCATTCCAGTGGCTAATCTTAATGCAGAATATGTTTTTCCACCACCTGACGGAGCCATAAGTGCCACCTTTGTATAAATTTTTTCTCTTACTGCTTTTTGTACTTTAAAAGCCATAGTCTTAAATCCTCCTGTGATTTTTATTCTTTGTTTTTAATATGTAATAACATTTATGTGAACACACTCATATTTGAGTGTAGTAACATGGAATTAAATCTATGATAAAATTCTATGTCAACAGTGATTTATGGGTGCAAAATCCCAAGAGTATGCTGCTAACCACCCATTTTATTTCTCTATTCAATTTCGATTTATTTGGAAAATTCGATTCGATTGAATCTATAAGATTTATTTCTCTTTATTTTTTACTGGTAAAATTGAAATAATGTATCGCCCTGGAAGTATTAACAACTCACCATCTTCTGTTTGAAAATGAAACTGTTCAAATAATCCCATAATATTTATTAATTTTACATTTCTATATCTTTTATAAAACATTATGTCTCTTGTTGAATTAATAAAATTATGATTAAACTTAACATCATCTCGACATCCAGTGCATTCTACATTATAATTCCTGTCAATCATTTGGCAAATCGTTTCATTCCATTTTTTATAGTTATCATTCATACTTTATACTCTCTAACAAATTATTCTTTTATAACTCTACATTTTCCATAACTGCTCTAGCTTCGAGAACAGCAATATAATCTGTCATAACCTTAATCTGTATATTATATGTACTTCTTGGACATGTGGGTTTAAAATTTAATTCTCCTTTATCCCATTTCTCTAACATATTTTTAAGACCTGTATATCGAATTACAAGCTGTTCATATTCTGCAATAAATCTTTCTTTGTAATCTGCGCTATTCATCATTTCCACTGTTTCTTTTAATGTCTTCATAAATATCGTTCTCCTTTTCTCCGATGAAATTTGGATTTTAATTTTCTTCCTGTCTACCTGACCAATCACATTGAGTACATAACTCATCAAGTTCATTCATATGTTTTTCAAGATATTCCATAATATCTTTAACAATATTAATGTCGCAAATACCAATTACTCCCTTTTGCTTTTCATTATCAATATATATTCCGTCTGAACAATCATATTTTATTGGAATATCAAAGACCTCATCAAAGCTTCCTTCACTAAGCGATACTGTAATTCCATTTGGTTCAACTACAACTTTAAAATTATGTGATTTGTCATATTTCATAATTTTAACAATGTCTTCTACTACATTAATCATTTATTCTCCTTTTCATCATCCTCATTCACAATCTTGTCAATCTGATCTGTAATATAATCAACTACATTCTTACCAGTTTTGCCAATTGTTTGAATATTATCTGGTGTAATTTCATTTGCTACCATCATTGTATATATTGTTTCAGTGCTTGGAGTAATAACTAAAACAACTGCACTGATAATAGATGTTATTACGCATTTTTTCATAAAATTTTTATGAGTTAATACAGATCCATATTCTATGTCACCCTCAATGAATGCTATAAATATCGCAATTATGCAACATACTAAAATACATCCAGCAAGAATTTTCAAAGAATCTACTCTACTAGCGAAATAAATCACCAAAGGGCTAATAATCGGTTTCATTTTCTCACATCCTATCTATCTGAAACGAAAGTTTCATTTATAAGTTCTCTAACTCTTTAAGTTCTTTCTGAGCATTTTCAATAATGTCTTTAAGATTTCTAATCCTATATTCTCTTTCCGCTAATAACTTCTTTTCATTTTCTTCTTTATCATCTGCATAAAACTTATCTTCAAAATCCCAATAATCATGTTCATCACCACTCCATGAGTGTCTTGAAACTAAAATACTTTTTCTAACTTCAATTCTTGGCGCTTCCCAATCACATCCATGACCACAACACTTTTTATCTTCTCTATAGTCTGGATCACTGGGACTACATTCGCAATATCCCCAATTGCGTTCATCATAGTTAAATTCAATTTCATATCTGAAATTTTCTTCACTTGAATATTCCCATTCATCATCTTTATTTTTTCTGTAAACAAATATATTTGCTTTACAAATATAATAATCACTATCTTCAACAGTAATATTATAGTTATCACAATCTTGTAAATCTGAATAAAACTTATCGTATCGTTCATGATGATCTTTTAAATCCTGCCACAATCCAGAAATTAGAAATGGAATATCTAATTGTTTACCATTTGGTTTTCTACATTTATTTTCATATTTCAATGCTTCAACCAAATCTCCCACAAATTTTTGAAATACAGTATTATCGCTATATCTCATATGTATTTATTCTCCTTTTTGATTATATTTGATGATGTGTATATTTAAATTATATCGTTTTGCCAAATCAATCATATGTTTAGTTCCACGACTTGTACCATCCCAGAATGCAATTAAAACTCCCATATTTTCATTTTCAACTGCAAATTTAGCCATTTCAGCATTACGTCTATATCCAGCAGATTTACCATATAAATCCCAATTTGCAGGGAATCGAGATAATTCATAACGATTATTTTGGGCAAATATCTCACCCAGCCGATCTGCCCCTCTTGCAGTTCCACTAATAATTCTTATTTTATTATCATACTTCTTCAAAATTTCATTTACATTATACTCAAGCAAATCATAATCATTAAAATCTCTACCACCTGCAATTATCATTCTTAGCTCTTTCATTTATTCATTTCTCCACTTTATTACACAACATAACTGAATTGTCATTACTTGCAAATCCTCTATATGTTATTTCTTTATTACTTAACCTTGCTTTCTTGCAACTGAATTTGACATTTAAAATTTCATTCTTAGATAAATATTCACTATTAATCTTAGGAATAATTTCTTCAACTTCTTTTCTATATTTACATACATCAGATTTAACACATGAAAAGCATGGAATATCATATGATACACTTTCTACATGTAAATACCCTGTAGTAATTACATTTTCCATTATTTTAATTTTCTCCTTTACGATAATTCATTTATAAGAACATCTAGTGCTCTCACTAAATCAACTTTATTTTGAATTTCATCGGATGCTGGAAAACTTGTATACTCACGATCATACGGATGAAGCAATGCCCTATAATAAACTTTTCCATCATAACCGATGAAATAATCATTTCTACCAAGTAATTGCAACTTCAACTCTCTGATTACATCTAATGGATTGATTTCAACAGGCTTTTCAATTTTTCCAGTTATTTTAATGTTCATTTATGTATTCTCCATTTACCAAGAAATTTGAATTATACTATGGTCTTTTTCATATTTTACAGCAAAATCATAACCATTTTTTCTTAAAACATCTTCTAAATCTTTTGATAACGTTCTAAATGGTTCTGGTTTTGAAATTGTCCATTGAATTGCATTATCTTCTGAATATGAAGCATGTTTTCGTATTTCCTTGTCTATTTTATCAATATAATTTTTTAATTTATTATTATATTCTGTATTTCTTTTAATTAATTCTCTTGCTTCTTTTGCACTAATCATAACTTCTCTTCTCCTAACATTTTCTTCACATCAAGTACATCAATCTTCTGGTAATGATATTCATGCGGCGATTCGATGTAGTTCTTATTTAACTTATCATTTGCGTCATTTACACAAAATACTGTGCATCTACTACCATGACCATCACTATTGAAATGAATTTCTGCGTTATCGCAAGTTTCTTTACCTGTTTCAAACCAATCTTTTCGACACTCAAAACACTTCATAGATAATTTATATTTCTCATTCATTTTATCGACAGAATATTTTGCTGATTCTTCATCATATGTAATTCCATCTATTACTTCTCCATATGAATGAGTGATTAAATAAACACTATCTTTTTCATTTTTAATCATATACACTCTCCCATAATTGCCTTTGCTAATTTATCCCAATCAGATTCATAATCTTCTTTTGATAATTCTGTCAATACTTCATCCATTAGTAAATGTGATATACCAGATTCTCTTGCAGCTTCGATTGCTGTTTTGCCGTTAGTAATTAATTCTATAAATTTTGCGATTTTAATATCTTTCATAATTTATCGCCATCCTTTACAAATTCAAATTCTCCATTTGTATATGAATGTAACTTCCACCCTTTTACAGTTTCAAATCTATGAACATAATTTGGATGTCCATGTTTCTTTAGCATCTTTTTATTAATTCTCTTCTTTTTATGCCATTTACATGGAATAAGTTTTGAAACTTTAATATCATATTTATCAGGAATCTTAAATTTATCAATACCAAAAGCTTTATATATCTTTTGATAATCAGTGGGTTCAGATATATTAATGCAAAATGAATCATCATATTTATCTAATCGTGATGTATATTTTGTATTATATTCATACCTCAAATCACCATCTTGAATAT